TTATTTCTCTGGGATTATCATACATTGGAGTAGCTGACATTAATAAAAGTTTATTATTTTTCCCCCACTTAACTATATCCATAATTGGTTTTAATGCTTGTTTTCCACCACAACTAGCATCATTTGTACATGTTTTTAAATCTATCTTTGGTTGGGATGTGGTGTCTTTTTGTGGTAAGTTTTTACTAATTTCTGATTCTCTTAAGTTATGTGCTTCATCAATTATTAAAATTATATTTGAAAAGTTTTGTTCGACTACCTTTTTAACAATTTCGGTATCAGTTCCCCCATACGCATTCTTATATTTTTTCTTTAAATTATCCATCTTATTCGAAAAAGTTATGTATGGTATTAATTCATATCTGTCGGTAATTTTTTTAATTACTTCAGATTTCATTAATTTTTCTTTTGTATGATATCTTGGGTAGTATTTTGTTCCAGTACAAGCACTTATTCCTTTTTTATATTTGTATGAACTAAATATCTCGTTTGTATAATTTTCTTTAACTCTAGGAGGTAATATGACATATGTTTTATTCCAGTAACCTGAATCCATTAAATTTTCCGCTATACTAATTGATGTACAAGTTTTACCTACACCAGTTCCGTGAAATATTATTACTCCATTGTATGGTGTTTTTGGAGATATGAAATTATACAAAAATTCTTGTTGTGGCATCATAATAAAATCACGTAATGAACAATTTGCTTTTACTAATTTGTTATATTGGTCTATATTGTCACTTACTTGTTGTTTATTTTTACTTTGTATAAATTCTTTTTTCCCAATAAGTTTTGAAACAAAATTTTGATTAGTTATTGATGGATAATATTTATAATTTGTATCATTATTCATAAATTTATATGTTTTATTTAAATCCATATTACTATTATAAATATATATAAAAATTATTATCTAAAGAATAATTACATTTAATATAAAATATGTCATCGCCAGAAAATTATATTGATGAAAATAAAAAAAAAATTTGTGGAAATTGTGGGGATAATGGACACATATATCGAAATTGTAGACAACCGATTACTAGTTTTGGTATAGTTCTTTTTAAATTATGTAAGAATAAAATTAGAAATAACATATTTGATAATATTGAATTTCTTATGGTACAACGAAAAGATAGTCTCAGTTATGTCGACTTTGTTAGAGGTAAATATAGTTTTGAAAATACAAAATATCTCAAACAATTATTTAATGATATGTCTGAAAGAGAACGTAGTTTAATATCAAAAGGTAATTTTGATATTTTATGGAAAGATTTATGGAAAGAACATAATACTCATACATTTAAAGGTGAATATGAAATATCAAAGATTAAATATGAAAGTTTATTGACTGGTGTTTCATTTGATGATTGTTCATTTGAAAGTATAGATACACTTATAAAAAAATCTAATGTTTGTATGAATACTCCTGAATGGGAATTTCCTAAAGGACGAAGAAATTCCAATGAAACTGATATAGAATGTGCGATTCGTGAATTTGAAGAAGAAACTGGTATATCAAATAACGATTATAAAATATTACATAATGTATTACCCTTTCAGGAATTGTTTGTTGGTTCAAATAATATAAGATATAAAATTGTTTATTATCTTGCATTTTATACTGGTGAAGATGGACCATTTTTTGATGTTAATAATTCAATTCAGACAATGGAAATCAATGATATTAAATGGGTTTCATTACAAAATTGTTATGGATTAATAAAATCGCACTTTGTTGAGAAAAAAAAAATAATTACATCCATATTTTACTACTTAATGGTATTATTTGAGTCCGACCCCCATATTAAAATAGAAAATGATACTGTCGAAACGATAAATTCTATAAGTAATATGTCTCAAAAATGTTATCGACCATTAAAACAAATATATATACATAAACGACGATTTCCGAAATAAAATAAATAAATAAATAAATAAAATAAATAAATAAATTAATAAATTAATAAATAAATAAATAAATAAATTTATTTATTTTATTTATTGTGATGTCGAAATGTAAATGAATATCTTGGATTTTTTATCTTTTTTTGAATTGGAATTTCGTGTGTAAATTCTTTTTGAAAATCACCCTCCATACTAATATAATGATATGATTTTGTGGGGATATCGATAATAATTTTTTTTGTTTTTTTGTCTCTAATTCTAAAAGTTCGAGGTTGACCATATGATAATGCTACAACACCAATTGAACGATCTAATCCATTTTCATCATCGGTATGTGCACTAATATACTCTTCTCCAGTTTCATAATAATTTACTAAAATACCATTAAAGTTACTTTTAAATATATTATTAGTGTGTTCAATCAGATTTGTTAAAGATTCTGTTAATTTTTGTGATTTACATAATTTACCTGAATAATAATATCCAATTGATGTATCTGAAAAGAACCCAATAGAACGTCTTTGATGAACTGTTTTACCATAAACAGTAATTTCTGGATGTTTTAAAAGTTTATTTTGAACTTCTTCAATACATTTTTCAAGAAGTTCATTTTCATTAAATTTTGTTTCAACAAGTCTAGATTTTTTGGTATCAAGTAATACTTCACTCATTTGTATTACTTACTTTTATACTCTATAAATTCAATTTTATATTGTTGTTTTTACAAAAAGCGGATATAAAGATACACATACTAATGTAGTAATATTATGTTAAACGCTTTAATATACGTAGGGTGTTTAAAATCGTATAAATTATGTATTGAAAATCATAAAAATAATATTATAAATCCTAATAATTGTGATATATTTATAGTTACTTCAAACACTAATTGTAATGGACATATTAAACGCCCTTGTACATATACCGAACACGATATCGATTTATATATGGAAGATATTCTTATAACATTTAGGAAACATTATGGTGATAAATTAAAATCTATCAAAATGTTTGATGAAATAAACGGTAAAATATATACAATGCGTACATTAAATTTACAATATAAATTGTATGCCGCGTTTGAAATAATAACCCAATATGAAAAAGTCACGAATGTAAAATATGATAATATTATTTATTTGCGTCCCGATGCAAATAACATACCTAAAATAGAGTTAAAACTAATTGAAAATAAAATAAAAGATAATACGATTATTTCTAATATTTCACCACATGAACCTAATCAAATATTTCCAATAATTAGTGATCATTTTGCATTTGGTAATAGACAATCAATGGAAATATATTGTAATCGTGGTAAAGATATTAAAGTTCCTTTTGGTTCATCTTATATTGATGGAATGAAAATTTATACTCGAGAAGGAATATCAAACGAAATTGGTTTCGATTGTGGTGAAATTAATTGTTATAGAAAAGATGGATTTATAGGTAATAAAAATGATAAATTATATATTGATGGTTATTATCCATTATATAATGATTTAATTGATATGGGTTTTGGAGATATGTCGTATAATTCGGAAATATTATTAGGATATCATCTATATAAAAATAATATTAAAATTTTATATATAAATTTTACAGCATCTTGTAATGAATCGTATAATTTATTAAATGAAAATCATATCATCGGATATTATGATTCTGCAAATCAATGTAAAAGAAATTGGTATACTATAAATTATGGTGGCAATAATTATTCAGTATATGATATTAAGAAGGATATATATAGAGAAAGATATGTTCCATATAGTGGTAAACCAGTCTATAAAGAATTAATATTATTACATTTTTCTACAATATAATTTGAATAAATGCACTGATTGATGTTTGATTGGTGTTTGATTGGTGTTTGATTATATATATAACCTTAAAATGTTTTTCTTATTAAAGTAATATATTAACAAACTTATAGATACCACCAGAATAAATACTTTTTCTTTATTTCCAATTGTATAATTATTATTTGTTTGATAATTTTTTGAAATTTCACTTATAAATTTATCATAACTTATTCTTTTCTTACCTAAACTATCATTTGCCATATTATGTATTGTAACCAACCATCTTGATAAAGATTCTTTACTATCTAGATGTCTATCAATTGGATAATTAGAAGAATGTTGAGCAAAATGAACTTTACATGTATCGCAAGGTAATACGTTTCCGATAGTATGAAAAAATTGCTTATATAACATTTTATCTTCATTTGTCGGATAATCTGGATATGCTAATGTTATACTATGTAAAAAAAACCACCCATGCGGACCCCATATTTCTGGATTCATATTGATATATAAATAGATTATAATTTTATTTATTTATTTATATTTATTTGTTATTTATTTTTGTTATTTATTTTTGTTATTTATTTTTGTTATTTATTTATATTTATTTTTGTTATTTATTCTTGTTATTTATTTTTTGTTATTTGTTATACTCTAATTATATCCATTTCGCTCCCTAATGAAATTATTGTATTTACTACTTTATTAATCCGCTTATTTTTGGTATTTTTATCACTCATATCAGTTTCGAGTAATACATATGGTTTTTCTACTTTATTACAATACCATCTTAAACTACCATATATAACTTCTGACTCATTTGTTTTATGGTACATTGGATTAACTCTTCCAACTATTAATCCAAATTTTTTACTATTATCGGATTTTCCTAATATAACCATATCTCCTTTATTATTTATATTACTATAATATTTATCCCTAGCATCATGAAGGTCAAGAACAACATCTGATTCTTTTACCAATCGTGATACTAATATTGATAATGGATGTTTATCTGGATATGTTCTATTTAAATCTATATATCTATTTAATACTGTTTTAGTAAAACGATTATTATGTTTACAACCATACATATTTAAACATGGAATTATTATAATCTTTCCATTTTCTATTATTATTTCTTTTTTATTTATCATCTCTATAATTTTTTTTGTTCCATAATAACCAGTTTTTTCGTCGCCGTGTGTTCCTGCTATAATTAAAAGTGTTTCATTATTTTTATTTTCAGTGTTTTTATTTTCAGTGTTTTCATTGTTTTTGTTTTTATTTTTATTGTTTTCCCCATAAAATGTATATATTTCTGGTTTAATATAATACGAAAAATCGATAATTATTAATAATATTAACAATATTAGGATACATAAATATAAAATAAATATTGAATTATATTCCATTAATTTATACATAGAAAACAATTCATATAACAATGTTTATACTTAAAGATTTTACAACTATATAAACATTATGGAAAGAGCTGCATCTTTATTAAATAGAGTTACACAAGTAGGATACAAAAATGAAATGAAAGATGAAATAGAGAATATTTGTGAACTATTAAAACTAGATAAGGATTTTAAATACGGATGTCCAAAATCAATCGGAATTGCTCATATTTATCATACTATGGCAATGGTTTGTCTGGATAAAATGTTTCGACAAAAATTTTTAAATTGGGATATTTCTGATTCTATGGATATGAGAGGTCTTACGATTGAAGACAACGTGATTGATTTCGCTAAAAAAACTTTGATATATTCCAATTATGAATTAAAATATGTAGAATTTATGGCACATATATATCGTTTTGCAGATGAAACGGAAAAATCGACCAAAATGTATGAAATGTTGTATAATAAAAATCCGGATGTTTCACTCGCATCAAAATTGGGTGAAAGTTATCGAGATAAGAATAATACTGAAAAAAGTATTTACTATTATAAAAAAAGTATAGAACAACATTCATCGGTTGCGGGTTTACTTGTTCCCCGATTTTATGATAATTATGACGAAATACTAAAATGGAGAGAGAATTTTTATAATAATGTGAATGCATTAATTGAAAAGGATTTGGTTATCAAACACGTTATACCTCTTAAAGTTGGTTTTGAATTATCTTATACAGGACATAATAATAGTGAAATGTTATCTAAACTTGGTAGAGTTTATTCCGATAAATTTCCGGTATTGAATTATACTGCGGAACACTGTAAACCTGAAAATTTAAGAATAGGTTATAAACGTTCTGTTGAAAGAATTAAAGTTGGATTTATATCTACTAATTTCTTTAATCATTCTGTATCACGTGACCGTATGGGTGTTATAAGAAATCTTCCACGAAATATATTTGATGTTTATACCTATTTTTATACAAATCCTATCGATGAGTTTGGGCAATTTATATGGGATTGCACAAATCATCGTTTATTAGATTCTACTCTAGTCAATCAACGTCAAATTATAGAAGATGATAAATTAGATGTTCTAGTATATTGTGATATTGGAATGGATAATAGAACATATTTCCTCGCTTACTCTAGATTAGCACCAGTGCAAATAACAACTTGGGGACATTCCGATACATCTGGAATACCTACAATTGATTACTATTTCTCAAGTAATCTTTATGATACAGAGAATGCTTACCAAAATTATTCTGAAAAGTTGATTAGAATGGAAGGATTGTGTACGTATTATTATAAACCTCAGTATAATGATTCATACAAAAAGGAAATTGTTCCCAAAGACATAATGGCACGATATGGTGTTGATATAGAAGGTAAAAATGTGTACATATGTCCTCAGAATTTAATGAAATTGATGCATCCTGATAATATGCGAATGATGAACAAAATCTTAATCGGTGACAAAAAAGGTATTATTATAATTATCAATAATCACGATATGTACGCAAAAACAAGTATGGAAATAATGCAAAGAAAATACCCCAGTATCGCTGATAGAGTTCATATGATCCGAAGAGATAATCATTTGGCATTTACCGAAGTATTACGTTCTGCCGATGTTGTATTAGATACGTATCCATTTGGAGGGTGTAATTCTAGTTTAGAATGTTTTTCATATGGAGTGGGTGTAATTACTTTGCCATCAAAGATGTTATATGGTAGATTTACAATAGGTTTCTACAAAAGAATGGGCATAATGGATTTAGTAGCAGAAACGGAAGGACAATATATACAATTAGTCAGAAGAGCAATATATGATAAAGATTGGTATAAATCTGTCCAAAGAAGAATTCTCGAAAAATCTAATTTATTATTCGAAGATGAAACAAGTGTTATAGAATGGAAGAATGAATTATTAAATGTTACATCCGATATACTTACAATAGAGAACAAACCGTCATATGATTATTCTCTTGATATTTCAAAAATTAGAAATGGTGTTGATAACCAGGAGATTCCAAATAAATTCCATTTTGTATTCTTCGGCGAGACTGAATTCAATTATATTCATTATTTATCTATCAGAAGTACTTACTCGAGAAATTTTGTGGATTGTAAACCTCCGAAGATTTATTTATACTATAATCGTATTCCATTTGATAGCAAATATTGGAATATGGCAACATCAATGGTTACAATGGTTAAAGTTGATATTCCCAGCGAAATATACGGTAATAAATTAGAAAAATTTGCACACAAAGCGGATATTGTTCGTCTTACAAAATTAATTGAACATGGTGGTGTATATTTGGATATAGATGTTATATGTCTTCAAAATATGACCTCTATTCGTGAAAAGGGTGTATTATCAATGGGTACTCAAGCGTCAGGAACCCAATATGAAGGTTTATGTAATGCGGTTATTGTAGCACCACCGCAAAATGAATTCTTGAAATTATGGCTTTCAAGTTATTGTACGTTTGATAATAATCAATGGGACTATCATTCGGTTCATCTTCCACTTAAATTATCGCGTGTTTATCCTAATGCTGTTTCTATATTGCCGCAATCGGCGTTTTTCCCAATTTCTTGGTGGGATGCGAATGAAGTATTTGAAAAAAATAGAAACCTCGTCGAAGAGGGTTCATTTTGTATTCATTTGTGGGAAACACATTGGAATCGTTTTGGTATTGATAAAATAGATAGAGATTATGTAATGCAAAATAACAATACATTTACAAATATGGTAAAAGATATTATTCCAGAGAATGATGAACACGAGAAAGAAATTATGAAAAAAAATAAATTGGAATTAGAAAATAAACAACGACTACAATGGGAACAACGGGAACAACGTGAACAACAAGAACAACAACAAGAACAACAACAAGAACAACAACAACAAGAACAACAACGACAACGGGAACAACGACAACAAGAACAACAAGAACAACAACGACAACGGGAACAACAACGACAACGGGAACAACAACAAGAACAAGTAAATCCTCGTATTAATAGTAGCATAAATAACAGTAATGATACAAATACAGTAAGAAAACTTGTAGATAATATTGAACAAATTAATAGAAATTTAGATGAGATGACTTTTTCATCAAAATATGAAGTTATTGTTATAGGTGAACTTGATAAATTAAGTAGACGGATGGATGATTCGATATATAAACGTTTTATGTTTTTCAATAAACATATTAAAAATGTGCGTGTAGTTGGAAAAGGAACACCTAATTTCCAAGTTGGTATGACTGTTTCGCAACTAATCGATGAATTTTCTACTACTGGAAATCCAATTATATATAATATGGTTCCATTAGCAACAGCACAAGGTGGTGTAGAAGCGGATTTATTAGTATCAGGACAGATTAGTGCTTCAGTAATAAAGATTATTGAAATAGAGGATTTACATAATTTAAATAGATTATATGAATTAATTACAACAAATAACATTGATTATGTTTTCCACAAAGGTATGTGTCAACAACTTCGGACATTAATGAGTAAATTCAAAGGAAAAGGACCTCGTTTTATTTACTATCCCCATTATACGTCACGTGAAGATTTCAATGTTTTCCCTATAAAAAAAGAGTATGATGTTTTAATTTATGGTAATCTAAGTCCGTGGTATCCCCTTAGACAACGTGTTGCGAAACTTTTATTAAATAAGCAGAATGACTTTGGTTTGACAGTTTGTCATATTCAACACCCAGGATATGGTGATGATGGTGTATTTGGTCACGATATACGCGGTAAAAAATTATCAGAACATATTGGGAAAAGTTGGTTAACACTTGTAACACCTAGTATGTTTGAATATTTCTTGAAAAAATATGGGGAAGTTGCAATGAGTTCCAGTATCATAATAGGTAAATTACCACAATCTTGTATTACTAAATATGAAGGTAACTATATTGAATTAAATGAGGATATGTCTGATTATCAATTAATAGAAACTATTAAATATAAATTGTCAAATAAATTTGATTTACAATGTCTCTCTATGAAATCAAAGGCGATTGCCCTTGAAAACTATAGTCTTGAAAAGGGTGCTGAAAATTTATGTAATCTAATAACTGAAATTACTGAATATCATAATTCAACAGAATATTCAACCATAAATGCTGTATATAGTTCATTAAATAAAGCAGTACAAAATATAAAATCGAATGATGAAGATATTAAAAATAATGCAATAAAATTCTTGATGAAGACTGACTTACCTAATGGTTATGATATTAAAAATGCGTTTACCAGAGTTAGGACACAACTCAACTTCAAATATATTAAAAATTTAACACCATCTGATGAACGTGGTAAAATAGTATTATTTACACAATATTATCAGAGTGAAAATAATGAACGCCAGGTCGAAATAGACCAATGTTTGATAAATAATATTAGAAATAAAAATTTCCATAAGATTGTAGTTTTTATAGAGTATGGTTCTACTATTCCTAAGAATATTTTAAGCGTATGTAACGAAGTGAATGGAAATAATGGAATGAATGGAAATAATGGAATGAATGGAAATAATGGAATAAATGAAACGAATGTAATTGATAAATTAGAAAGGGTCTATATTTTTAATAGATTAACATACAAATATGCATTTGATTATGCAAATGATAACTATCTAGGATATGCCTGTGTTCTTGCTAATAGTGATATATATTTCGATGATACTATTTCGTACGCTTCTGAAATTAACAACAAAAACAATGTAATGTTATGTTTAACTCGTTGGGATGTCAAAACTGATGGTTCATCATCGCTTGTTAAAGGTTTGGATAATTCCGGTAGAATAGCGGATGATTCACAAGATTCTTGGATCTTCTATCCACCTTTTAATACGAGTCGTGTGTGTGATGAACAAAATATATTTTTAGCGAATATTCCATTGGGTTATGCTGGTTGTGATGGTAGAATTGCCTGGGTTGCAGAATTATCAGGTGTTGATGTTCTCAATCCCTGTCATACAATAAAATCATATCATTTGCATAATGTTGATTACAGAAAATATGTATCATCCAAACTTCCTAATATAACTCCGCCATACCGATGGATTCAACCTATTAATATCTCTTTTACCAAAACGAATGAATTTATATCTCGAAATTTTGGTGTTGTTGTTGATATGGATGGTCATTCATTTAGAGATGTTATTTTAACATTAAAATCTATTCAGACACAATGTCCAAGTGTTAAAATTATACTTACATCATTATCGGATAATGATAAAAATAATGAAAATTGGAAACATATACAAGATAATCTAGTTAATTGTCCAATAATATCTGATAGTGACCCATATACTGTAGTCAGAGAGTTATTAAATAGCGGGTTAAATTATGTTTATTTGTTAGAAGCTGGAAATATTATAACATCGCGAAATTTCTTTGAATATTACAACAACAATTATAGAATTTCAATACCAAATGGTACATTATCTTGGGTTGGTTTTGGATGTGTTGAAATTCTGGACAGAATATTTAATGGAGAGAAAATAACAGATATTGTAAACAGTGGAGTAGGTATTATATCTAAAGATGGTTCTACAATCTATAAAACTAGTAATAAATTATTATATAAAGACGATAAATTTGTATTTAATGATATTGATGTTGAATTAATAAATATAAATCAAATAAATGAAGAAGATGTTAAAGCGTTAATCACAATACTATATGGTAAATCATCTGGTATATTTAATATTGTAAACAATAGAGCGAAAAAAGTTCGTTTTGATGAGTCAAAAAATATGACGAAAACGGTTGAGTATAATCCACATAGAATAATTAGAAATAAAGATGGGATAAAAACAACTGTTTTATATGATGTAATGTGTCGAGATAATGAATTTACTAAGTATTGGAATGATGTTATATCAATCGCGGCTGATAATTCGGAAGTTATATATGTGGACCGTTCTAACGAATTAAATATTGATGATAAATTAATTAATTGTGATTTGATAAATAGCGACCCGAATACATTTTGTGAGATGGCAAAAAAACATAATATTCGATTATTTGTTAGAAATGTATATAATGGAAAAGGAACGGATATTTTAATGTTGAATCAAAATACCAAAATTGTATTATGTATAAATGATACTAGATATACTGATAATATTGATAATTATATACAATATAATGAAAGAATAACTAAACTTATATGTAAAACAAAACAGATTAAAAACAAAATATCTAAGAAATATCCTTTCTTAAGAAGTAAATTATTATTGATATAGATAAAATAATCAATATAAAGAATAATTATTTTATATAATAAAATGAATTATCCATATGTGGTATACATGACAGATTTTGAAGATGATAAAACTTCATATTATTTAAGAAATGTATTTACAAAGGATAATGTTCTTGAAAAATTAAAAGTTATTACAAATAGTCATATTATAGGTAGTACACACGTAAGACCTTGTACACTAGAAAGCAAAAAACATCGAAATCATATTATGCCGAATGCAATTACTGTTTTATGTACTGATTTATCGTATCAATTACCTGATTATATTTTGGATTGTATGATGTTGGAATGTTCGGTAATATCTATAACGACCGATGATTTTGATGATAAAAGACATCCGTGCGTTATATATATAGATAGAAATGATAGCGAATCAATTATAAATGCGGTTAAGATATTTGTGGAATTGACTCCGGATGCAATTAATTATAAAAAAATGTGTTTAGAAACTGCATCCAAGATTAATGCGACATATAAGGCATCTTGGTTACTTGATGAAATAGATAATGCATGATAATATTTAATTATGAATGG